ATGGGCTCGAAGGTCATGGAATCTGCTCGCGCAATTGAAATTCTGGAACGGCAGCGTGCTGCTATTGACGGGCTTCGATCATCTCGGCGTTCGCAGGAGTTCACGAAGTGGCAGCGCGACACCGAAGTCGCTGTGCAGAAAATTTTCGGAGCCGACAGTCGCCACTCGGCAGACTTCTCCGGCATTCGCTACTCGTTGATGGTCATGACAAACAGCACGCCGGACTCCGCTTTCCATGAAGCGTATCTGGATGGGTTGGATACGGCGAAATCCATTCTGTCATCGATGATCGATGAGATTCGTGAATATGATCTGGACTCCGATTCTGATAGTCCGACAAAGGTACTCGGCACGCTGGAGCAGGTGTGCCTGCGATTCCACATGGTTGCGCGGCAACTTCGCGTCCGGCACTCCAACAGAACGACGTTGGAAATCGACGACGAATACGACGTCCAAGACCTGCTCCACGCCCTGCTGAAACTGAACTTCGACGACGTGCGCCGGGAAGAATGGACGCCGAGCTACGCCGGTGGGTCGGCAAGGGCCGATTTTCTGCTGAAGGAGGAAGGCACTGTCATCGAGGTGAAAAAAACGCGGCAAGGGCTCAGCGTTCCGGATATTGGTGCTCAATTGCTGGTTGACATCGCCCGCTATCAGGCACACCCGGATTGCACGCAGCTCGTCTGCTTCATCTACGACCCAGAGGGACGTATTGGAAATCCGATCGGCCTTGAACGTGACCTTGAAAAATCACCGGCCAAGATGCCGGTGAGGGTCATCGTTGGCCCGAAGGGAACGTAGAGATCCATGATGTTTTGCCCATGACGCAAGAGAATCCGCCATCCGACGAAAAACCGAAGAGCACGCTGAAGTTGCTGCTTCGATCGAAGCCTGCCGCAGAAGTCGAGACCTCGGCGGGCCGCGTCTACCTGTATCCGCTGCGGGTGCGCGACATGAGTGATTTCGGGAAGCTCAAACCCGGCGACGCGGCCAGCCAGATCAGAGCTTTCCTGCCGAGCATTGGTAGCTTGACCCTTGAATCCGACGAAGCACCGGAGCGCGTTCCACTCGATGCTGGGGTTGCTACTGATCTCTCGAACGACGAGATCGAGCGGATTGCTGATGTCTATGCCAAATCGCCTGCGTGGCAAACGAGCCGCGAAGGATCGCAAGAGCGCAAGCCTGCCGTGCGGGAAACGGGTGAAGCGGCGTCTGCCTATCTGGTGCGGTTGCTCAAGGCCGAAGTTGATGACTATCGCCAAGGCGCTAAGCGAATGCACGACAAAATGTTTGGATCAACGCGAAGTCTTCTCGACCACGTTCAGAAAAGCACCAGTCTTTTTGATCAAGTTCGCAAGAGCACGTCGACTCTGGGAACGACCTTGAGTGCCTACGAGGAACTCACAAAATTCGCAAAGCCCACGCCACTCGAAGTCCACCCAGTCCAGACGGATCACATCGGCAGGGTGAACAATATTCTGGTGCAGCAAGCGCGCGAGCGTGCTGAAGAACGTGCCGAAGAAATGGAGATGACGCGCCTGACGGGGCAAATGACCGCAGAGTCCGCCAAGACTCTCAAAGACTTGGCGGAAGCCGCAACGACCTTGATGGAGCAGATGGACGCGCGTGACCGAAGAACCGATCAGTCCACGCGCAAGCAGATCACCATCGCGGTGTGGTCAGTGGGAATCTCGGCGGTCTTGGCCTTGTTTGCCTTGATCGTTTCCGGCTTCGCATATTTCCAAGATCGGGACAACAACACGTCTGGTGATCAGTGGCAAGCGAAATTGCTGACCGTCATCGAACAAGGAAATCAGCAACATTCCGCCGTTGAGCAGGAAAATCAGGCGCTTCGTGAGCAGGTGAAGTCTCTGGATGCTCGCATCGTGGATTTGGAGGCGGCTCGACGGGTCGCTACCGAAGCCGACAAGACGGCTTCGGCTGCGCAGCGCGGGGTTAACTCGGGTAGCGCGCACCCGTATCCATAAACGTAGAGATCCAGGTTACTTCACTGCTTGTACCATTTCTCTGATCCACGCCTGCAACGCCCTCAGTTGCTCGGCGTTTTCGTGGCAGGTTTGGTAGTTGGCGGCAACGGTTCCGGCGACGGCAGAGAGCGCAATACCTGCGGCGGCCGCATCAGCATCTCGGGCGGGTTCGGGCAGTTCACCGGCGACGGCAGCGTCGTGCAGGCGCACAAAGCCACGGTTGATAGTGCAAGCAGCATCGGCTTGAACGGGTACATAGACGGGAACCTCCTTGATGATGGTGTCGCCCTTCACTCTCATGAGGCGGACGCGGTCGACGTACTGGGTGACGACCTTGACGGTGGCTTCGGCCTGACGCTGGCGAACGGTGGCGGCGTGCAGGGTTTGTTGCTGGACGGCGGCATGCCACTGCGCCTGAACGTGCTCGGCTCCCTTGATCCAGCCGAAACCAATCAGGGCGCCAGCCAGCGCAGCAACGGCCAGCAGACGGTATGACCAAGGGATCTGCGTCATGGCGTGTTCTCTCCGAGGCACTGTCGGTACTCGGCCTGCCGCCGTGCAGCCAGCCCGCCGCACAGACGCGCGTTCTCCGGCAGCGCGCAGTCCTTGCCCTGGAAGAAGCGCCAGCGCAGCAGTTCGGCGCAGGCCCCGGCGTAGTCCTCGGCGTTGAGCTTCCTCACCAGTGTGGATTTGCAGAACGCGCTGCTACCCACGTTGTAGGAGAAGCTCACAAGTGCGTCGTACTCGTGCTGGGCCAGCGGTACGGTAACGCAGGTTTTCAGCGAACCCTCGAACTGCTGCACATCGGTGAGTGCCCGAGCCAGCGCCTTCGGCGGCGTGGTGGTGTCGCCGATCTTCACGCCCGAGGTCGTGCCGAAGCCGATGGTCAGCACATCGCCTTTGACCGGAGCCACCGCACGGTCGGTGTAGCCCTCGTGGAGCACTATTCCCACCAGCGCGGCAGCGGAAAGGGTCAGCGCGGCCACGGTTTTGCGTTGCGGCGGGCGGATCATTCGCGCATCCCCGGCTGGGCGACCACGCGCGCAATCGCCGCACCGATGCTGGCGCTGAAGGCCAGCAGCACGAACACTCCACGTGGCAGCATGTCGCCGAACAGCGGCACTACCACTTCCGCCGCCGTGAAAATGGCCGCGACGATGGACAGACGAATGCTCCACGCGCGGCGCGCTACTCGCCGCCAGTCATCGAGCAGGCAGAGTTTCGGTCGGGCTGTCATGGCGCACCGCCCAGTAGCTTGAGCTTGATGGCGGCACCGACCAGCAGCGCGGCGAGGATTCCAGTAGTCACGACCTTCACGCTCGTCTGCCACGCGGTGCGGCGGGCATCACGCCACGCCTCCAGCAGATCACGCAGTTCGCGGATGTCGCGCGCAGCGTGGCCGTTCTCCAAGCCGAGGTGGGCCAGCACACGTTCGGCTCCGCGCTCGGCGGCACGGTCGAGCAGTTCGTCGAAGTCCTCACGGCGCAGGAGCAGCATGTTTTCCACGAGGGTGGCGGGTTGGTTTTCGTCGGTCATTGCGGTCTCCAGAAATGCGAAACCCGCCTCGTGGGCGGGTTCAGGGTCGAACAGAACGTTGGCTTTCAGATATCGATGATCTCCAGCGTCAGGCTGGGAGCGATGCCTTCAATGGCGTCGTCGCGGACGAACACCTTCTGGCCGATGGCGGCGCTGCCGCGCGCGCGGATCAGGCCGCCACCCGGCAAGGTGACGGTGACCACGCCGGAACCGACGTTGACGACCGTTCCCGCCTGCAGCGGCGGGTCGGGAATGAGTTGGCGGAACTGCTCGTAGAGGTTATGCATGGCTCTGCACTCCCAACGTTTGCCAGACCTCGGGCAACCCGGCCTCGACTTGCGTCGAGCGCACGATGCCCAGCCGAGTGACGCTGCCGTCCTGGTACTCGACGAACGCGCCCGGCTCGATGATTCCGGTTTCGGCCAGCACCTGCAGGCGCAGGCTGACCTCGATCTGTTGCCCGGTGTCGGCCAGCACGGCGATGCCACGCTGGCGTGCGGCGGCCGCCTCGGTGATGAGGGCATCGACCACCATCGGTGCCAGCACGTCTCCCGCGCTGCCTGCGCGCGTGATCTGTCCGAGCACGCCGACGCCCTGACCGGAGACGAACACGCGGTTGTATGCAGGCTTCTCCAGCCAGCGGAGCGACTCGCGGGCCACGGCATCCACCGGCAGCACGAAGTCCGGCGTGACCGTATTCCATTCCCACGGCGCGACCGGATAGCGGTGGCGCACGCGGATGCTCTGATCGGAGGGATGCGGAATCAGGTAGCCGCCGACTGCACTGGCGATGGCGGTCAGCGCCTCGATCCACGTTCCTTGCTTGGTGAACACGCCGGCCGGAACGTTCCAGTCCGTGAGGCCCCAATCGATGTTCCAGCCCAGCGGGATGCCGTTGAGCGTGAGTACGTCGTCCATCAACTGCCGCGCGGTGCGTCCCTGCGGCTGCTGGAAGTTCATCACCGGCGCATAGGGTGCGGCGAGCACGGCGTTACGCCCACGCCCCGAGACGCGGATGCTGGCGTCACCGAAGCTGCGCTCACGGCTGATGCTTTCCGCCAGCACGCGGAACTGCGTGCCATTGATGTTGGCCACCAGTTCGACCGGGCCAGACGCGTCGCCGGGCGCGACGAGGCTTTCCGCCTTGGCGGGCAGTTGCGCATCGAACCCCCACGTCCACGACGCGGCGTCGAGCGACAGCGAGAGATTGAACACCGGAACCGGTAAGCCATCGGGCAGCCGATGCAGGGTCACGTTGTTGATCACGAAGTACACCCTCCGGATGGGAACGATCACCGGCTCGCCATCGGGCGGGTCGATGTGGTTTTCGCAGAAGAAAAGCAAGTGGGCACTGGCGGGAGCCAGTGCGGCGAACAGCAGATGGCCATTCGGCGTGTAGCAGCGCGGCGGTTCGGGCGGCTCGGGCACGATCCAGACACTGATGCCCGGTGGCGGTCGCATCGCGTCCTGATACCGTCCGCGCCAGCCCACGGGTCGGCGGCTGGCGCTCTGGAAGTCCGTGCCCTGGCGCTGGGTCAGCAGCCGGGCGTTCTGCCAGAAGTTCACACGACCGGCCCGCTTGCTGCGGTCACCGTCCTGATGCGCAAAGTGCGTGGCGTCGCGCAGGCGGGTCGCGTTCTGGAACACGCCCACCCGGATCTGGGCAATGGGGGTAGCAATCTCGTGGGCGAACCCCGTTGCGCGGTGCAGCCGCGTCGCCTGCTGCTGGCCCGTGCGGCGCTGCAACGGCGCGGCCACCAAGACAGGCGGCAGTCGGTGCGTGATGCCGTGCGCTGACACGCTCGCGCGCTGCCAGGGCGCGCCCCAACCTGCGGGCGCAACAAAGGCGTCCTGCTGGCGCAGCATCGCGCCATCCTCGGTCTGCGCGGCCTGCTGCCATTCATGCCCCGTCTGGCCCACCGTCGGGCGCTGCGTGCGCGAGGCGTAGCGCACCTCGCCGGTGAGCACCACCCCGGGCAGGCTGGCCACGCCAACGTTGAGCGGCACACTCGGGCGCAGGACGAGCGTGCTGACCGTCAAGCCCGGCAATTCGGCCAGCACGTCGAGGCGCGCCGGCGGAATGAAGTGAATGCTGACGACCGGCAACGGCAGCGTGGTCTGTATCGTCACGTCGCTCAGCGGCGGCACGTAGTCCGCGCCGAAGATCAGATCGGCATCGGTGACGGCGGGTCGGTCGTACAGCAGGTCGACGTTCTGCCCAGAGTTCGTGGGCATCGATCACCCGAGAATCGCTGACACCATCCGGGCGTCGCCGCCCAGATAGAGATTCGTGCTGGCGAGCTTCACGTCGCCCGCGCCGTCCTGGCCGCTGCAATCCAGATCGAGCGCCGTCACCTCATTGCCGTTGACCAGCCGCGCCCAGGTGGCGATACCGGTGGCGGCGATGAGGCCATCCTCCTGCTGGGTGAGCGTCAGCAAACCGCCTGCAATCGTTCCTGCGGGCTTGGTGAGCGCGATCTCCACCAGCATCGCACTGGTGGGCGTCGCCGCTGGATTGGGCGGCCGTGTCCCGCCGTAGATGCGCAGCCGCGCCGGGTTGCTGCCTGCATCGAGGAAGGTCAGCGTGCCCGCCAGCCGCGCCTCGTTGTGCTCCTGCGTGATGGCGACGGTCATGGCATCGGCTCCGGCCTAAGGTTGTCCGCGACTACTGCGCGGTACAACTGCTGGTAGTCGGTGCTGATCACGGTGTAGCGCTGTTGGGGATCGATGCGCTCGAAGCGGTACGTGCCGTCAGCCTGAGACCACGTGCTCGCCACCAGGACGTGGGTGTTCTCGCTGTAGAGCAGCACTTCACGCACCAATGGCTGGTCGGGCTGGCCTTTCTCCTTGACGGTGCCGGTGATCTGACCGTTGCCGCCGAAATGGATGTTGCGCCGCGCGCTGGCCATGCCTCCAAACCGGCGCGGATGGCCGCCCGGCTGATTCCACAGATCGGAGTTTGGACTGTGCCAGTGGGTTAACGGGACAAAGCGCGCACCGGGCGGCGGATCAATCGGATCGCTCACGGCTTACCTCCACGGCCCAGTGATATCGAAGGCAATCTGCGCGCCCTCGGTTTCGGAGCTGTACTGCGTCCTGACCAGCAGGAATTTGCGGTCTGCCTGCCCGACCACGTTGTCGACGATGGTCTGGTCGCTGTAGGGACGGTCTTGCGGCATCCACAGCATCCCCGGCATCAGGCCACGCATATGGCCGTCCTCTTGTCGCACATAGGTCGGCAGCAGCCACAGGCTGTAGTCCGGGCCGTTCGGAAACGGCATCGGGCCGCGTCCGCAGACCTGGATGGAGTTGTTGGTGTTGAGCGACGTGAGGCCAAAGTGCACCGGGTTGCCGATCTGGGCGTGATTGCGCAGCAGCAGCTTGCCGGTGAACTCCAGTGACTGCGTAAAACCATAGCCGTTGTACTGACCCGGATAGCTGCTGTACTGGCCGTTGTTGCTCCAGTACTGGTCATCGGCGCACAGCACCGTGGCGTAGTTGTCCCCGGGTTTGAAGCTCTCAATATCGCCAAAGCAGTAAAAATTGCGTCCGTACCAGTCGTAGCCAGCGGCATTGGTCACGAAGTGCGGGCGTGGTACCACTTGTACCAACCCCACTGGTTGGCCTCGACCTGCTTCCAGTTCTGGGTCGGCTTGTTCGGATCGAACGGAGCCTGCGCGCCGACGATGGTATCGATGTCCGCCAGATCTTCGACGATGCCGACGTTGGCCCACTTGGCCCAGGTCGTCGTATAGCCGGGCGTCTTGAGGCCGTCGTCGATCAGCAGCAGGTTCTGCGGTGAGGCCGGGTTCTTGCTGCGGTAGGCCGCTTTGTGGGTGCCCGCGAATGCCTTTTTCCAGCCCAGCGGCGCGACCTTGGCCGAGAGGCTGGTGGCGCTGGTCGCCGGTGACACGGGAGTGCCGGTCACGGCATAGGCGAAGCTGGTTGACGTGGTGGTGAGCACCCTCACTTCGCCGTTGTACTCGGGCTGGTCGGCACCAAAGACCTCGACCACCTGCCCCACCTGGTAGGCGTGGCCTGCCGAGATGGTTGCCGTGGCAATCCCTGCCGTGCTGGTCAATGTATCGATAGCCTTCAGGGCGAAGCCGTTGACCAGGCAGGCGTCGAGCATGGTCACCAGATCGCCCCAGTTGTTGGTGATCTGCGGCGCGCCGGTCATGCCGGAATGGAAGTATTTGACGGTGAGGTCGGTCATTGTTGTGGTTCCTTCGGATCAAGGGGTGTCGATCCACGCCGTCAAGGCGTGTCCACATCCCCGCGAATCAGCAACGTGAAGTGGTCGTCGGGCACGGATTCCGGCCCCTGCTGGACGGTGCGCACCACCCAGACCGGGAATTGGCTGCCGATGGTGTTAAAGCGCAGCACGTTGCCGGTGGCCCAGCCATTGCCCCAGCCGAGAGCAGGAAGAACAAAGTACGGCACGCCTGTGGCTGGGTTGTTGGGCGCGCAATCGGCGCTGGTATTGCCCGTCGCTATCACCCCGACGTTCTCGCCGATCACCTCGAATGCAGTGCTGTTGGTCATCCGCACCACCCAGCGCTCAGTGAGCGCCCCGCGATTGGTGACCGTGATCGGGTACTGGGTGTGGTTGAAGGTGGCGGTGGCGGCGCTGCCCACGAGATCGTCCGACCAGCCGCCATTCCAGGTGCTCTGATCGAACACGAGGTTCACGCGGGCGAACAGGTCACCGGCCACCAGCGCGCTTGAGACAAAGCTGCCCGATAGCGGATCGCCCAAATTGGCCAACGGGTACTGGTGCGTCAGAGGCCGCGTGAAACTGATCTCGCCGTTGATCTGCACGTCGCGCACCACGGCCATATCCTCGATGCGGTGCTCGACGGTCACCGGCTGGCTGTAGCCGGTCACATTGGTGAAGGTGACGGAGCCCGCTTCCAGATCGGTGGTGTAGCCGGTATGGATCACCGCACCATCGTGGCCGACCACCCGCACCCGGGACAGGCGCACCCGTCCGCAGGCTATGGTCTGGCCGTTGCTGACCGAGGCGGTGATGCGCCCGGTGTGGCCGACGACCGCAAACCCCCCTGGCCGAAAGATCGGCACGCGGCCATCGGAAGGAAGGCGCACCGGATCGATGCCCAGCAGCGCCGCGTCCAAGGGTAGATAGCTATAGGCCACGGCGCTGTAGCGCAGGCTGGAGGCGGCCACCGGCTCGGGCCGGAAGATTTTGCCGTCTGGCCGCACGTTCTCGGCATCGAACCAGGGCTCGCCCTCATTGCCCGCCGCCGTGACCACCGTGCCAAAGCGCACCCGCACCAGGCCGGTGTCGTAATCCACGCTGCCGGACATCCCGGCCGCCGAGATCTGGCCATTGATCCCAGCGGTGACGGTTTGCGTGCCGCCCGCCGCCTGCGCAAACTGGATGGACAGCGACCCCGGGCGCAGCGGCGCAGCGCCGGTGCGAAACACATATTCGCTGGAAATATTCTCTCCCACCGTGGTCACGCAACTGGCGCGCACCCAGGAGTTGCTGGCGCCTGCCGCCCAGGAGGCCAGCGCGACCGTGCCCGACAGATAGTTGATGCTCCCGCGTGCCACCCAACCATTGGGAGTGAACTCACGCAGCAGGCCCTGGCTGTTGTCGCCCCAGGGCCCGTGATACCCGCCGTTGTGCAGCACCACCGAGCCAGCCACCACCTGCGCATTCACGCCGGGCACGAGGCGAAACGACGGGGCGAAGGCGAATGTCTCGCTGTGGTTGCTGGTCGAGCCCGCACTGTTGTAGCGCAGCTTGACCCAGCCGGATTCGTCGTTGGGGTATAGCGACGGCGCATCGATGTACTCGATGCCGCCATAGTTCAGACGGAACATCTGCCCCACGCCCGAGGCCCAGCCCAGGCGCTGCGCGCCATAGACCGGGCGCGGGATCTTGACGGTGACGTCGGGCAGGAACTGCACCGCGCCGCTGGCATAGTTGACGCTGCCGATCACCACGCCGTACAGACGCAGATGGCCTGCGCCATCGTCCCGGGCGGTTTGGGTGGGATCAACACCGTTCCACAGCGCCAGGCCCATGGCCTGGACTTGTTGCTGCGTGTAGGTTCCCAGGCCTGCGGTGTCGGTCAAGGTGTTCCACTCCACCTCCAACGACCCCGGCTCGATGGAGCCCAAGCTGGCCACCACCGGAACCTGGCCCTGGCCGTTGCGCGAGGGATGGGCAAAGGCATCCTCCTGCTTGGGGCCCGCCACATAGTCCACGGTGATCTCGCTGCCCACCGGGGGCATCACGTTGGGGGCAAAGCTCAAGAGGTTCTGCGCCACGCTCAAATCACCGCTGGCGTCTCCGGCGAGCGCCCCCGACAGGGTGGCAGACGCGGTGCGCGTGCCGGTGTCGCTTTCATGAGGCCAGGTGATGGAGAGCGTCCCCGGCTGCACGCTCTTGCCCTGGGGCGGCGTCAAGGCCAGCGTCTGCGAAGCCTTCAGGACGAAAGTCGGCTGCTGCGTCTCCTGCGTCGGCACGTTCCAGCTCAGGATCAGCGACGACCCCACATCCGGCAGTGCGCCCAGCGTCACCACAAACGCACCGGTGTTCTTGTTGAAAGTGCCCGCGCCGTAGCTGGCGTCCAAGCCCTTGAGCGCGCCGCCGCCAGCGTCCGAGAGCACATACCAGCGGCCCTGCGCCATATAGCTGATCGACAGCGTTCCCGGCTGCGGCACTGGGTTCACCGTGCCGACGTAGGACTGGCTGCGCGATTCGGGCGTGACGGGGATTTCTGAGCTTTGCGGCGCACGCAGAATGTGGGCGGCAGGCTGGTAGGTGATGCTCTTGCTGCCCGACATCGCGCCCGCGTTCAGGCTCAGAATGCCATTGGCGTAGTCGATACTGCCGATCACGCCGCTGGCGGTTTTGAGCTGCCCGGCGTCGTCAAAGATGGCGATGCCATCGGTGGCGATGGTGAGTGACCCGGGCAGACAACCGCCCGGCAGGTTCAATTGGATGCTGGGCGTCCAGGCGTGGCTGGCGGTGTAGCTCACGGGTGCCGCGCCCGGCACCGGCAGACCAGCTGCCGCGTAGGGCGGCACGAAGGAGATCGGCGTCTCGGTCTGGGCGCTGGGCACGAGCTGGGTGTAGATGGATGCGGCCTTGATGGTGAAGTCGCCCACGGCAGCAGCTTGGATCAAAGGCACCACGCCGACGTAGGTGCCCGCATCGGCCACCACCGTGTCGCGCGTCTTGGCCGCATTGGTCGCCCGTGTGTAGGTACGGCTGGCGGGCGAGCCGGTGAAGTCAAAGCGCAGCGCGTCGCTGATGGCCACCGTGACCACTGCCGCTTTGTAATCCTGGTCGTTGTTGTAGGTGAAGCTGCGCTCGACCACGGAGACGGCCGTGGCGCGCACGTACTGCTCCTGCTGCGTGGGCAAGCCTTCGTTCTCGATCAAGACGAGGGTCTGGCCAACGTTGGGCACGGCGTCCGACAGGCGTTGGAACAGTTGCACCACGCGCTGACCGGCGATGTGGTTCTCGAACAAATAGCCCGCCCATTCGGGGCCTTTGTTGAGGTAGGCCTCGATGCGGGTCTGCGCCTGTTCGCGGGTGTCGAAGGTTTTCTTGGTGGAGAACAGCGTGACGCTGACGCGCTCGTCCTGAGGCGGCTCGGCCACGATGACGTTGGCCCCGAAGTAGGTGTCGGTGTCGTCGGTGGCCACCTGCACGAAGGTCTTGCGCAGATTGACGCGGCCCCCAGCGCGATCGAGTTCCGAGATATCGGGGAAGATGGTGTTGGACACGCCGTCGGCGATCACGAGGCCCGTGGGCGCACCGCCGCCTTCGGGCACATCGGCCATCACGGCGGATTTGAGCAGCTTCACGTCGCCAGATTGAATCGGCATCAGGCAATCTCCAAGAATCGAAGGGTCAGGCGGTAGAAGTCGTTGCCGGATCGCGCCGGGATGCCCAGCACGGGTTCGGCCTCGATGGCGACCTCCTGGTGGCGGAAAGCGACCATGAAGACCCGGCCATCGGCGAAAGTCAGTTCGAAGCGCCCCGTGGTGTTGCTGACCGGCAGCGCCGCCCAGGTGCGCAGTTGCTCGACCGTGGCGCGCGTCACCCAGGCCATGTCGGGTGCGCCGACCAGGGTGATAGGGCGTCCTGCCTGTCGGGTGGCCGACTGGATCAGCAAGGCTCCGGTGATCAGGTAAGAGGCGCTGGCCACCGCAGGCGACCACGCGTGCTCGTCGCTCCACAGCAAGTCATCGGGCAATGGCAAAGCCACCCCGGTGGTGAGGTTCTTCAGTTGCATGGGTGAATCTCGGAGAGTTCGTCAAACCGTGCGGGCGCGAGCGGCGTCCAGCAGTTGCAGCAGGCGCGCTTCGTCGCGCGCATCCACGGTGGCGTTGACCTTGTTGCCGCCAGCGGCCAGCTCCACGCGCACGGTGCGCGATGGCGTGCCGTCGGCAGGCAGCGCGGGACGCGGCAGCGCCGACCCGGCTGGCCGCACCAGACCGCCCGACGCAAAACCCTGAATGCCCGCCATGGCACTGCTGGCCAGCGCCTGCACCGGAGCGCTCAGGTTGTTGATGGCCTCGAAGAAGCCCACGCCCAGGCGGGCGACGGCCGAGCGGTTGACCACGTACTCGCCGGGCGTGAGCATCGCAGGCACAGTGTCGGATTGGGCCAGACCCCCTCGGGCATAGAACTCGCCTTGGTGCTGCTCCATGAACTCGATCAGCTCGCGCTCAAGGTCATTCTTGTTCTGGTGCATGGCCCATTGCCAGCGCTCGGCAATGATGTTCAAGGCGCCGCGCTCTCTGGCCGTGAGGGTCTTGATCGACAGCAAGCGCTCGAGCACCGGTTTGTCAAAATTCCACAGCTTTGACCAGTAGTTGCGCGTGGCCTGGTTGGCAATCGGCCCGCCCCAGTTGCCGGTCTTGATGGTCTCCATGCCCAGCTCCATCATCTTCTGCGCCTGGGCCACCTCGCGGTTTTTCTTGCTCTGGCCGTCGCCGACGAAGCCGCCGCTGGCAAAGCGCGCCACCCCATTGGCCACGCGCGCCAGCGCACCGCCACCATACTTGCGCACCGCCGCCTTGCGAATCACAAACGCGCCCGCATCCAAGGTGCGCGGCACGGTGTCGTGGTGGCCGGAACCTGGGACGGTGCCGCCTCCCATCCGGGGAAAGGCAGGAGATACCGCACCGCCCTCGGCAAAGTGAGGAATGCCGCCGCCTGCACCACGCCCCACCAGCCCGCCCGAGGCATTGGTTTCCACCTTTTTGACGTAAATGGTGTGGGTGCTGCTGGTATTGGCACCGTTGAGGCTCATGACCTCGGCGCGCACCGCATCGGCATTGCTGGATACCTGGTGGCGCGACTCGGTCTGGATTCGATCGAGCGCCTTGAGCATCCCTTCGACATTGGTGATGGAGGCCTGGGCTTTTTCTGTGGCGACCTTGAGTTCGAACTGTGCGCTCTGGTCGGCGTAGGTCTTGAGCTTGTCCAGCGCCGCCTTGGCCTTGGTCACGTCGGCGTCCACCGGCAGTGTTTTGCCTTCCTTCAAGAGCTGCTCGTATTCCTTGAGCTTTTTCTCCGCTTCCTGCAGATCGGCCTGGATTTTGAGCAGGTACTCTTTCTCGGCCAGCGCCTTGTCCAGATCAGCGATGGCCTTGTCAAAGCGCGCGGTGTCGGCGTCCAGCGTGACCTTGAGGCCATTCTGGAGCTTGGCGGTGATCTGGTCGATCTGGGTTTGCGTCTGCTCCAAGGTCTGGCGGATCTGGTCGCGCGCAGAAAGGGCTGCCTGGGCAGCGTTCTGGTGCGCCTTGGCTTCGGCGTCCAGGGTTTTGTTGAGGATCTCCTCGGATTCGCGGATGCGCCCAATGGCCTGGTTCACGCCGTCCTTGCCCTGGGCGATCTGCGTGTCGGCGTCCTTGGCCTTTTGCGCCATCTCTGAGCGCAGCTGGTCGGCCTGGCGCATCAGGTCGGCAGCCTGCTGGTATTCCTGCTTGCGGTAGGCGTCGCGCGACTGGGCTTCGAGCTGCGTGATTTGCGACACCGCCTGCTCGGACTGCTTGCGCGCCTCCTCGCCGCGCTTGGCCTCACTGGTCTGGCTGCTGGCCACCTGCGCTGCCAAGTCCATGGCCTTTTGCGCCAGTTGCCGGGCCTGCTCGAATTCGCCGCTGGCCAGCGCCTCGCGCGCCTTGGTCTGGTACTCGGCAATCTGGCGCTTGCGGTCTTCGGTGGCCTCAAACTCCGTCATGCCCTGGCGGCGGATGTCGCGCACACGCTCCTCAGTGCTCATCGACAGCTGCCGCTTGGCTTCTTCGATGCGTTGCACTTCGGCCAGATGGCGGTTGGCCTCGGCGTTGAGCGCATCGATGTGCTGGCGGTATTCACCCAAGGCCTGCGTCAAGGTCTGGCGCTTGGTGGCGAGGATGTCGTTTTCTACCCGCTGCACATTGGCCGCGCGCTCGGCCTCGGTCGTGCCCTGGCGCGCTGCAGCGTCCTTGCGTGCCTGGGTTTCCTGCTCGATCAGTTGCAGGGTGTCGGTCGTGGCCTGGCGGCGCAGCGTGGTTTGCTGCGTCAAAGCCTCCGTGAGCAGCTGCGTGGACTTGGTGATCTGCGCGGCTTCGGATTGTTTGGAGAGTTCCAGCGCGGTTTTTTCTTGCTCGTAGCGGGTTTTAACGGCCAGGAGCTGCTGCTGCACATTCGCTTCGACAATGGCGGTGAAGCCCTTGTAGGCCTCGGCCATTTTGGCGGTGGTGTCGTTGACCACCCCCTGCGCCTTGCCCACGGCCTGCTCGACTTCGCCCAGGCGGGTCTTGAGTTTTTCCAACGCGCCGTGGACGGCTTCCACCCCACGCGCTACCGCTTCCTGCGTGCCCTGGCGCACGGCCTCTAAGCGTTTGGCGATTTCTTCGGCGGCGGTGGCTGCGGTATTCATCGCGCCCTTGGCAGCCTCCGTGCCTTTGCCCGCATCCTGATACATCTGCGCGAAGACCTGGTTCATCTCGGTCAGGCGCTGCTGGTGGCGGGCGGTGGCCTCGGCAATGGTGTCCGAGGTGAAGATGGCCTTGAACACCTCCCAGCGGTATTGCAGCTGCTCCACTCCCTTGACCAGCATCTCGACCATGAAGATGCCCGCCTTGCGCACGATCTCGAACTTCTCCGACAGCCACGTGCCGATCTCCCAGCCAACCAGAAAGGCGCCCAGCACGGCGAAAGCTGTTTTGAGGACGCCGACGCTGGCCACAGCTGCCGACACCGACAAATTCGCCGTGGCCCAGGCGGCGGACGTGGCACTGGCCGCAGTCACTGCCGCAGCGCCCGCCATCTGCCACGCAGTGATCAAGGCCGGAATCAAGCGATAGACCAGCACCGCCAGACCCACCTCGGCGATGCGCTTTAGCCACTGCATCACCGTGTCCAGGTTCTGCGACAGCCAGGTCAAGGCCTCAGCCAGCTTCTTGGTAAAGCCTGTAGATTCGTCGAGGCGGCTGATCCACTGGCCGAAGGCGTTACTCAGGCGCGTGAAGGACTGGCTCACCGTCATCGGCAACTGCGCGTACTCGGCGGCCAGCTTGTCCTTCTGGCCCATCAGCGCATTGACCACCACGTCAGCGGTCAGCCGCCCTTCCTCGGCGAGCTTCCTCAGACGCCCGATGGGCACGTTCAGGCCATCGGCCAGCGCCTTGGCCAGACGCGGACTGTTCTCGACGACGGAGTTGAATTCTTCGCCGCGCAGTACGCCCGCTGACAGGGCCTGGCCGAACTGCAAGAGCGCCGATTGCGATTCGGTGGCCGAAGCGCCGGAGATGCGCAGCGCCTGCGAGATGCTCTCGGTGATTTGCAGCGCGTCTTTTTGCTCACCGCCCAGCATCCGCACGGCCTGCTGCAGCTTGCCGTAGAGCGTGGCGGTTTCCTGGATCGGCACGCCAATGCGCTGGGCGATGGCGAACAGCTCCTTTTGCGCCACGGCGTACTCGCGGCTGCCTGCGGTGGCAAGCTTCAAGCGCGCGCCCATCATGTTCCAGGCGTCGGCGATCTGCACAACCTCCTGCACCTTGCCTGCCGCCCAGTTGATGGTCACAAACGCCAGCAGCTGCGTCTTGGCGCGGTTGATCTGCTCGCCAAAGGCCGTCATCCCGGCCTTGACCTCGGCCATCCCGGCAGCAGCCTTGTCGCCTGCGGTCTTGGCGGTCTGCGCGAGTTCACCCAGGGATTTTTCGGCCGAGGCGACGGCGCGCTTGAGCCCTTCGTCCGCCCCTTCAAGGGCGACGAGCACGGAGATGCGGTTGGCCAT